ACTTGTAATATAGCATTACCACTTCCATTATAAATCTTAAAATCATAAGAACTACCCGCCTTCCCATATATAAATAATCCTTCTGTACTATTAAATCCAATTGAACCTGAAACTGAAACATTTTGTGGTGTATCAAATATTAAACCACCATTTGCAGTAATTGAACTAATAAAAGTTGCCGCACCTGTCGCGCGTGTAATCGTCAAAGGCGTATTTAATAAAGCGCCTGCGTCTGAATAAGCACGTAAAAAAAAGTTTGCACCTGCATTTGAACCTGATTCTGTCCCTGAAACTTCTAAATTTATTCTGTTGCTATTGTCCGAACGAAAACTTAAACTTTTTGCAACAGAAACATTTGCGTCTAAATTTGCAATTAATGCACTTGCACCGCCGTCAATATGAAGTTTTGTTGTTGGGTTTGCAATACCAATTCCAAATTCCCCTGTTTGCAAAACTGAAACTAATTCGCTTGTTGTTGCGTCGTTATAAATCCTAAATCTATGGTCAGACTGAACATTGCCAATTGACCATTTATTTGAACCTGCACTTGAAAAACCTAAAAAAGCATTGTTTGTTGAAGTTCCGTTTAAACGTCCGATAATACCTGAACCAAAAACGTCAATTGCAGTTGTTGGCGCATTTGTACCTAAACCCAATCTGTTATTCGTATCGTCCCAAAAGAAGTTTGCGTTGTCTTGTAATAATACACCTGAAGCGCCAATAAAACCAACTGAACCTGTTGTTAAAGCAGTCGTGATTGTAAGGGTTGCAACTGAACCAACCAAAGCAATCGTTCCGTCAAATCCATTTGCGTCGTTAAATACCAATGAATTAATAATGTTCGGCGACAATTCAACGTATGCGTTTGTCCCTGTATTCCAACGGTATAAAACGTTTGTATCTAAAGCAATATAAATAGTGTCAGCCGTACCAACCAAAGGAAATGAAGCAAGGTTTGGATATTCTTCAACAGTACCTGTAAACAAAGACGCCATTTGTGAAAGCGTAATTTTTTTACTTATACCTGTTGCTGGATCTCCAATAATTGTTAGATCTGATAATACCGGCGAAAGTTCAGTCGCTAACTGATTTATTTTTTTACTCTCCATTAGTAATTATAATTTGAAGGCACTTGGCACCTGTTGTTAATAAATGGTACTGTCAAAACAGCATCTAATTTTACTCCTGCTAATAGATCTGGATCACTTTCTGTGTAAAATGTGACAGGTAAATTTCTACTTAATGTCCATGTTACTAATCCATAATCTTCTGGGTATCTTAATTGAGCCACAATATCTCCACCAACTTGTGTCATATCTGACAAAACTTCTGTTTCATTATTCTCTTCCATAAGCATACGATCCATAAAATATAAACTAAAAGAATAAGCAATCTCTTTTTCTCCAAAATTTGCACCAGTCAAAGTGTAAAACATAGCAGGATAAGTAACTTCTCCATTACTTAAACGTTCCCAAACATCACCAAAATAAACAAAATTAATTTGTTCGTGGGCGTTTGCTATCTTCTTTAATTCGTCTACTATTTGGTTTAGCGTCATTATTTTTTGCTTTTTCTAAATAAACCTTAAGTTTAGTTTGATTTTTTATTGTTACTTGTTTGCTCATATTAGCAGCATCCTATATTACCTTGATAACGTTCTTCAAATGTTTTTCTACTTTCACCATCCCAACCATCACCGCAACAACCATTATCACCTAACCACATTGAAACTGTATAACCTTCGTTGTCAGGTTTGATCGAATCAATACCTGATCCAAAGTTTAAATAGTTAGGATATAAAGCATTATTTTGTTTTAAATATTTAATAAGTCTTTGCTTATAAAACTCTGCTCTTGCTTTGTATCTATTTGCAACATCAATCATATCTTGCATAGATGGAGATTCTTGATTTTCTCCTGTTTTTCTTATTAAACCTTTATTGTAAAATTGAAAACTTAATCCACTTGGTAATTCAGATAAAACATAATAGATCAAACAATCAGCAATGTAATCATTTAATAAAGTATTTTGCAATGCTGTATAACTATTTGCTTCAACTGCGGTTTGTAATTCATCATACAAAGCAGATCCTAATGCTGGTAAGATATACATATCTTGAGCAGTCTTGATCTCAGGCAAAACTAATTTTTCATCAACGTTAGCGTGTAAACCTGTTCTGTCTTTTATATTCTGTACAGATATGAATAGTGTGTTTTTACTCATTTTATTTTCTTGTTACGATGTTAGATACCCATTGATGTCTACAACTTGGTTCATGCTCATTAGTTCCAGGTACTGTATACCAACCACCACCACGATCCCAAACTGAATAACCAAGTCTTGCGCTTATTTGCTCTATTTCAGATCTCGAATACATTTTACCAGCCTCTAATAAAGCAACACAAAATGGACGACTTGTCTTTTTATCTGTATTATTAAATCCTGCTTTCCACTCATATGAGTATCTTATTAATAATTCTTTTGTTGTTGGTTTTATTTGAGCAACAATTTCATTTAAAGGCGCAGTCAATATATGTTCAGCAATAACATTTTGATCTATTCCTTCTCCTATTGTGTACTCTTTAACTTCTAAATATCCTAAATCAACTAAATCACTAATTACGTTAGCAATTGTATCTGGATTTGATTTTAAAACCTCAGCAATAACATCAACGGTTATTCTTTTGTCTTTAGAAATTAGATCTAAAACATTTGACTGTAATTGACTTACATCTGCAAACATTTGAAAATCTGTATCATCAGAAAATCTTGTTTTTTGTTTCCAAACTTTAAAACTTTCTTTTGCTTCTCCAAATTGATTAAAAACAGTATAATCTTCGCTAAATTGCATAGATTGTACAACAGCTACAGGTTCTTCAGGTGCTTGATATTTACTCATATCAATACCAGCTTTTTCAAGCAACCATTCTTTAGGCGCTATTTCTTTTAACAAGTTTTCTGTAAATTCAAATCCAATTGGCTCAGTAGGAATGATATTTAATTCAGGATCTACAATTCCTCTGTATTTAGCTAACATATTAAATACACTTTCAAGGTGCATTTGCTTACTGTTAACATAAGTATTTTTAAAAATCTCATATCCATCACGCATTTCAGATCTTGATCCTAACTTACCTGCCTCAGCAATACCAAAAATAGACGGAGTCGTAATCTGGTGACCACTAAACATGTTTGTTTGAATAAGTGAATCTACCCTTCCAAAATCTTCTTTAGTTATATCTGACGCGCCTAAATCATCAATAATTGGTTTTCTTTGACTGTCATTAACAAATGCTAAGATAAATTTCTTACCATCTGATCCACTAAATCTTTTGCTAAATCTTTGCTCAATATTTCTTTTTTCATCATCTGAAGGCTCGCCATTTGGTAAAGTTATAAGTTTACTTGCAGAAAACCCTGTTTGTGCGTTACCTAAAACATGTTTAGAAATTTCAATGTCTGATTCAATATAATTTAATGCACCAAAATAACCTGGTAAAGAATAAATACCCATATTTGGGCGGTATTCTTTTACATATAATATTTGAGAACCTGTTGGATTGTTAGGATTAAAAGCTGGATATACTTTAGGCTTTTCTTTATTGTCTTTCCAATCTTCTTTATGCCAAAATTGTGTATTGTCTTTATTTGTTCTTATGCAAGTATAATCTGTATGCCAAATCTCACTTAATTGACCAGTTTTTGACCAAATAATTTCTAAATAATATCCACCAAATAATTCTGTGTCTAATGATACTTTTCTTGTTAGATCATTAAGACTTTCCATTCTATTTACTTTCTGAATAAAAGTATCTGATTGATCATTTCCTCTCCATCCATTTGCAGTAATATAGTGAACTTTACTTTTTACAATTGCATTATGTTTAGCTGACTTATTAAATAATTCAACCAAATAAGTTGGGTAATCATTACGATCTCCATATAAGATATAACCTTCACCTTTCTTTTCTTTAAAGTCTGGTTGGCGTGCTTCTGCAAATGTTAATACGCGTAAATCCATTGGTTTAAAATCCATTATTGTCTAATTTTGTATGTGTCATCAGTTGAATATTGAGTATAAGAGAAAGCTTGACCTACTAATTCCATAATCCCAGTTTCTAATAGATTTAAACCTTCTGGATTAAGATTTGTAGTACTTGTCTGCTCATAAACTTCATAAACATATTGACCATTTAATGAAGATCCAAAATTTGTGTTAGTAGTTATACTAAACTCATTATATCGATCTTTAAAGATACTAACATCAGTAGCATTTAATTTTACAAACTTTACTTCTGTATTTGCACTTCTATTTGTGAAAACAAAAAGATAGTTTGGATTAATCAATAACTGTTTTTCAGTTAATGTTAAAATGATGTTCTGTGTTTGACCTTTAGTTAATCTGATCATATAACTAAATAGCAAAACATTGATTTGTTTACAATAAAAAACCCCTGATCAAATTAATGACCAGGGGCAAACCTTAAATCTATGAAAAACTAAATCACTAAGAACCTGGAGTCTCTAAAGCTAAAGCAACAACTGAAGTTACACTTGGAGCTAACGCAGGTTCTGAACCTGTGAAAGTTAAAGTAAATCCACTTCTGTCACCTTGTGCAGTACCTGTAGAAGCTGCATTTGCAGTCATATCAATACCACGTGTTTTTCCTAAATACCAATAAATTCCGTTGCTATCTTTTACAACTGCAACCAAAGAATTTTGTGCTAACAACAATAATTCATTTCTTGTGTTAGTCTGTAATTTGTTAAGGATAATCTGCAACTCTTGTGCATAGAATACAGTTCCGTTTGCTACGGATGCATTCAAAGTTTGGTTAAACATTGATGTGTCTTTTACCAAAGCATATTTCCAAAAACGTTTTCCAGCAGCTTTAGTTAAAGCGGTAATTACACCACTTGCTTCAGTTGTTGTTGTTACGTTTGCTGCTTCAGTAAAATATACCTCAACTATTCCACCTAAACTATCGCGACAGTCTAAAGAATATCCTTGTGTAAGTGCGCATGGCATATTTTTAAATTTTTAAATTTTATAAAATGGGGGATATATTTCAATCCCCCTTATAATTATGCTAAGATAAACTTAACGATCTCATCAGGGAATGCTACGTTTACACCCATTTTGAATTCAGATACAAAACGAACTTGATCAGCTTCTTTAGCGTAGAAGATCTCAAATTTCTCTTCTTCATTCAATAAATCTGTACCTAAGAAGATATTGCTTAAACGTAAAGCATAGATCTTATTTGTACCGTTTAAACCTTCTAATGCTACAACCTTGATCATTGTACCAGGTAAAACAAATTCAGAATCTGCTTTAACATCAATTGAATAATGGAAGTTGTTAGCGTTCTTTAAAGCTACAGTATAAGTTCTGAAAACGTCTTGACCACAGAAGATAGTCATATCGTCTTTAGCTACAACTTTAGCAGGGATTGCTTGGTAAACACCATCAAAGATAGAAATTACATTAGCAGCAGTAATTGTGCTTAATGGAGCACCAGAGATGTAAGTAGAAGCGTTAGCAGCTACAACACCAGAAGCAGCACCAATCAATTTGATCAAACCGTCAAACTTGTTTAAGTTAACGTTTACTGAATCAGTATCACCTTGCCATAAACCAACTTCTAATTGAGCAGCAATAGTTGCAGCTTTTTTATCAGCAAATTCTTGCTCAAAAGGGATTGAATCATACATAGAACCTGTAGGTAATGCTTTTTGTAAATACTTTGCTTCTAAGTCTTTAGGACATAAAGCTTCGTTTACTTTAATTTTACCAACAGTCACTGTTCTTTGAGTGAAAGTTGTAGAACCAGATGCAGTGAAACCACAAGATCCACCAGATTGGAAGATTGCGTCTGTGTCCATAATGTTGATAGTCTCAGAAGATTTTACTCCTACCATCACGTTACCAGCGCTTTTAATTAAAGCTGCTGTTTTTGCTCCTAATACAGATGAAGTCACTAAAAGTGCTGCGTTTTGTTCTGTATAGTTAGCTAATGCTGATACATTAAATGCCATTGTTATTGAATTTTAGTTGTTTAATAATGCGTTTCTATATTTTTCTAATCTTGATTCTTTCATATCTTTAGTAGTTGTGAAAGATGCAAAACTATTTGGTCTCTGAATTGGATCTACTGTAGGAGTGTTTGAAAGTGCCTCTATTAAATCAGCTACTTGTGCAAAACCTTGCTTTATTTTAGACTCTAATTCTTCAACTCTTTTTTCTGCTGCAATTTTAGCTTCTACCAATTCAGCAAATTTTGCTTCAAATTGTTCTGCCATTTCTTGCATTTTTTTATCTTCTTCTTTTGTAGCTTCAACTTCAGTATCTGGCTCAGATGTTGCATCTTCTGTAGCAGAAGAAATCTCAACAATAATACCATTCTCATCTAATTGAATCTGTGTACCATCCATTAATTGATGCTCTCCAGCAGGTGCAGGAGTACCATCAGCTAAAAGTACAGTTCCACCAATTTCCAAAGCTGAAATTTCAACTTTAGTACCGTCCATTAAAGAATATTCTGCCATTTCAACCTTAGTTTCTTCAACTTTAGTTTCTTCAGCTTGAACTTCCTCAACAGGCGCAACATTGTCTTCAAACAATGCCTTAATTTTTAAAATCGCTTCCTGTGCGTTCATACTTTTTGTTTTATATAGTTATTAAATCAAATGTTTATCACTTAACTTCAGATAAAATCCTTTTAATCTCATCTACCATAGAAGCAACTTTATTAACTTCTCTTGGTTTATAGTTAAAAAGACCTTCAACACTGAAGCCCATAATCTCTCCATTTTTAACTTTTTGCCATGCCTGATCGTTATCTACAATCATAGATCCAAACCAAGAACCCCATGGAGAATCTTCAAATCCTTTCATTGGCATAATACCACGATCTTGATCTGATATAAAGCTTTCAAACAAAGTAATTCCATCAAATACTTGATTGCTATTATGCATCAAGTTTACATTACTTTGAAAACCTTTTTTAAAAAACTTTTGAGCAATTTTAAGAATCGTCTCTTTACTAAAAGCAACATAATAATCACCATATTGGCTATCACTACGGAAGATAGGAGTATCAGCCAACATAATAGGACCAGAAATAATACGCCTGTCTTCAGAAACAATTTCAAATTTTTGAGTGTTGTTAAAAGCATTCCAATTTTTTTGTATTGCTGGACGATCTACCAATGCAATGAAATCAACTTGTGAATCATCATTTACATCATCAGTAATATCCAACATGTATACAGGTAATTCTAAATTCATAATAGTATATAGTTTATTTTAAATTAATTATCATTTATTCAAATCTTGCCCTGTTTTGAATTTCTTCTTGTCTATTTTGAGAATCAGTAATATCACGTTCAACAACATATGCTCTTACTGCACCTCCTCCTCCACCACCACCTGTTGTACCACCACCACCGCCTAAATTAGGTGTACCACCACCACCTAAAGATGGCATTGATCCTCCAGTAGAAGGAGTACCAGGTGAAGGTATATTTACAAATCCTGGTTCAGAAGAACCTCCAGGAACTTCAGGCGCTTTTACTGCTAAAATTGCTTTAACATTAGCTAAACCAGCGGCAATTGCAGCAGCAGCGGCAACCGCACCTAAAACTGGACCAACAACAGGAATACCAGCTAAAGATTTAAATGCTGCAGTTGCAGACATATATGTGTCAATTGTAGTAGCGGCTATTGCAGCTGCTTTACCAGCGACTGTATGTTCACCAATTGCTTTTGCTGCATTTTTTAATGTTGCAGATATTTTTTGTGCATTCTCTGCTCTTGCTGCTGCTTCTTTTTTACTTATTTCAACTCTTGCATCACTAAGTTCTTTTTCTGTTTTATTATAAGCAGTCGCATCAATCTTACCTTCTGCAAATAATTTTTTATTTAATGCTAATGCTTCATCAACACCTTTTTTTCTTGCTGCGTAAGAGAGATTTTCATTATTTACAATAGAATCTAAACGTGCTTTTTCTTTGTCGTTTGCTTCTTTTTCATATTTATCGTCAATTTCAGCAACTTCAGCTCCATATTTTTCACGTAAAGCGGCAACCATTAACCCCTTTTGTTCTTCTGTGTAATCAGCGTTATCAAGTACCTTTTTTGTATCAGCAACTAAAGCTTCGTCTAATGCAGCTACTTCTTTTTCTTTGCCTTCTTTAAATTTAGCAATACGAGCTTCAGATAAAGTAGTTTGTAGATCTTCTTCAAATTTCTTATCTTTATCAGCACGATCTTTTTTAATTTCATCATCAATTGCAGCTACCTCTAATTGATAAGCTTCTTCAGTTGCTTTTTTAAGTTCATTCTTTGTTTTTGTATCAACTTTTAAAGCATCAATTTCAGCAATACGAGCATTCATGTTTATTTCTGCCTGCTTTTTTGCTTTATCTTCTTCAGATGTTATTTCTGCTAATGCCTTTTCATTTTGTAAATCCAAAAGCATTTTATCAGCTGTTTTCTTGTCTTCAATAGCTTGTTTATTTGCTTCATCACGTTTCTTCTTATTATCTTCAGCTGCTTTTGCATTATCATCTGCAACTTTTTTATTATAGTCAGCTGTCAAAACTAATTGCTCAGTTTTTAAATCCCTGAATTGTTTTGATTCTTCTGCCGTTAATTCACCTTTTGTTTTTAAACTTTCTCTTAAAGTTGCTAATTCATTATTAACTCTTTGCTGGCTTAGATCATAAATTTCTTTTTCAGATCCACCTTGAGCTTTTAAAACTTTAATTCTATTATTTATGTCTTCATTTGCTCTTTGATTAGCTGCAGATAATTTGTTTAAATTACGTTCTGCTTCACTTGTAACACCAATAAAGTCTGTAAACTCTGTAACTAAATTACTAACACCTTTAGCCAAAGATCCTAAAGGACTATTTTTAATCCAATTGCTAATTTTATCAAAATTATTTATTACTAAACCTAACGCCACTACAAGTGCACCAATACCAGTTGCAACTATAGCGCCTTTTAAAACATTAAATCCTTTTGAAGTTGTATCAACAGAAACTCCAAATGCCTTTTGTACTGCAGCGGCTGTTTTAGTTGCAGCATTATTTGCTTCTTGAAATACCGTTGTGCTTTTAATAACTGCACCTAATTGCTTAAATGAGTCAACTGATTCTCCTACTGATTGTAAACCTTGAGATAATGCCATTGCAGCATTTACCTTTAACAATGCAGCTTCTACATTTTTATTTTCTTTTCCAAACAATGCCATGCCACCTTGAAGTGCAGCAAAACCGCCTGCCACACCTGCTAATGAACTTGCAACTGCTTTAAACTTAGCATCAGGATTAAATGCATCAGTTAACGCTTTAGCATCACCAATACGATCTTTAAGATCTGCTGCACGTTTAGCTGCTTCAATTGCTTCTTTAGATGTTGCTCCAAATTTATCAGCCATTAAACCAACCTGTGCTTGAGCTTCTCTAAGTTGTGTTCTTAAACTTTTGACAGATGTATCTGTATCTGAAAATGCTTTATCTAAATTTTGAACATCTTGCGTTGCTTGCGCAGCGTCTGTTATTATTTTTATACCAATTACTTCTTCTGCCATTAATTTGTGTTTATTACTTTTAATAAATTAACCTGTGTTGTTCTATATGCTGTTGGATCATATGATTCTATTTTATTCAATCTAAATAGTACTCCATTGATCCATATGTATTTGCTAAAATCTAAATTATAAATATCTAAAGCGTTTAAATATACTCTACAAGTTAATAATTTACTTTCCATATCTGTTATTTCTAAAATATATGGTTTGTTGTATGTATTAAACAAGTTGTTTGTAGGATAAATAGATGCTGGAAACTGCAATTCTTTAGGTGGACCAAAATTTAAGTCAACAGTAGGGTTTGTTGGGTCATCTAAGTGTCCTGCATATCCATATGTTGTAAGTGTCGCAAGAATTCCACCAGAACCACTTCCGCTTCTTATATGCCAACTATGAGCAATCGATAATTTTTTTGCCATTAAAATACGAATAACACTATCCATTGGATCTTCTTGTGTATTATTATTTGACAATTTATAAATTACAGAAAAATATTTATCAGCATGACCATGTCCTGTTGGCTGAGTTAATATAGTTGGAGCAAAAATAATTTGAGTTGATGCTGTATCTTTTACAAAATCAAATTCAGAATCATAAATAAAATCTCCATATGATTGTCCATATTTCTTTTTGTAGTTATCATTATAATAATCAGAGTCATCAGTATATCTATAGGCATAATAACGCGCATTCAACTGAGACATAGGTTTTATAGACCAAGTAGCATTCATATCTACTTTTTGTGACCAATCTAATGAATTTGTTACTGCATCAGAATAAAAATCTATATAAGGTGCAATATTAATTTGCTTCTCATTGATATTATCTTGATACACATATAAATTAAACATTTTACAAACTGACAAAAAGAAATCCTTTTGGAATATACCTTTTGGTAAGTTATTATTCATTGAAACAGTACCATTATAAGCAACTGACGTTAACTGTGCAGCCAATTGAGTGAATGTAAAGTTTGCACTTGAAACGTTTACAATATAAGTGTTTGCAGTTACAGGTACACTTAATTCAATACGTACTTGATTTGTATTTGCAATTGCACCTGTCCAATCAATATTAAATGTGAAAGGATTATTTGCAGAAAATGTACTTTGCGTTAAAGATTGAACTGCAATACCGTTTACATATAATGTTGCAGTAATAGATGAAGCAGCATCTGTTTGATATACTCCAGTTATTGTAGCCAGTGCATTAACTGTCTTTGTGCCATCAGTATAAGTAAATATGCTTTTTCCTGCATTTTCTGTAAAATTAAGAAGAGTCGTAGAATCAAAAGACAAATTTGCATTTCTTGCTGTTGGTGTATTACTGTTTAAAATTGTTTTTGTTGCACTAATTGTGCCTAATATAAATCTGTCATTTGTACCTTGAATTCCTTGACTGTTATTTGGTATAATAAGCTTTTTAAAAAAGTCTGTATTAAAAAAATCACAATTTAAACTGTATGTAGTGCCTTCAAATATTTTTTCAATATATTCTTTAACGTATAATGCAGGTCGAAATGTTGAAACATGAAAATCATCTTTATTTGTTGATACGTCTCCGTAATCAATTAAGGGATAATAATAACCTGATCCTGTAATGCTATCCCAACTATTTTGAATTGCAGTTACATTCCAAGTATGATTATACTCGCTAAAATCTAAATCTTCTAAACGTCTATTTCCTAATTCAGTTATAAATCCACCTAATTCACCAAACACAGCACATTGATATTCTGTTGTATTATTATTAGATACTATTTCTAAAATACGAATAACTCCTTTAAAAATCTGGATCTTATCAATATAAACCTCACATTTAGCAGCTTGAGCTGGCGTAAAGTTTGTATTTACATTTGGCAAATCCATATTGTGATCATGATGCATATTTAATTCAAATGCAAAACCTAAGATCTTATTATTTCTTGCAGTTGCTGGAATAGAAATAGTTCTACTAAATGATGTATTTTTTGATCCAAACTCTCTTACATCATCAATAGTATAAGTAAAATCTGTACCAATATCTTTTAATAGATCTATTAATTGATCTTCAATATAAATTTCTGTACTTATCATTATCTAAATTGACTGTTTAAATATTTACCAACTTCAACTTCTAAATCAAAATTAAATAAGCCATCTGATATTTGATACTTATATTGGTAGTTGTTATTTCTAATAGTTATTGGAAAAAATGCTCCTTGAACTTCCATGTAAACAATTGGAGACGCAACTAATTGAGCAAGCCAAGCATAATCTTGATCGTTAACCCAATCACTTGTTAAATTGTAGTAGTCAGTATGTTGAATTGCAAAGTTAAATGTTGTTTCATTGTACTTATTGTAACTATCTATGTTTTTCATTTGACCATTAGATAATTGATAAGGATTGCGTCTATAAGAAGATCTTTGAAACTCACTCTTTCTTTTATTAACTAATCTAAATGCCATGGTGTCATAGCCACCAAGTCTATTTAAAAAGTGCAAATTGTATTGTCTATATTTTGGATTGCATACTTGTCTGAATTTTAAAACTCTTGTAGTAGCAGCTCCAAGTGAAATATAAACATTATATCCATATGTTGATTGCGTAATAATTTCACTTCCTGCAAATGCATTAATAGCGGCAGCTTGGAAATTAAAGAAATTAAACTGTCCAGTCATTGTAATATCACCAGAAACAGAAGTTCCAACAGTTCCATCTTCATTTGTTGGTTGCACCCATAACTTATAAGATCCTGAAGTTATCTTTAAGAATGTAATATAGAATTGATCACCATATTCAATTGTAATATCGTTTTGATCACGATCACTTAACCAGTCATCTGTGTAGTTTTCAATTAATAAATTATCATAGTAGTTTGACAGTACTAAAGGCACTTCACCATTCTCTGTAAATATATCACCAAACAAAGGTGGATAATAGTTGTAAGCAGAATAAGATCCACTTGCCAAGTTTGAAACTACAGCACCACTAACCTCTTCTCCTACTCTTACTTGATAATCAACTTTGATCTTATCATTAGACGCCATTAAAACAGTAGTTCCAGATGGTTCAAAATAATTTGTCACATATGCTCTTACCATTGGTGCAGCATTAAATACTCCATAAGAACCTTCAGCACTTGGAGCAGGAAATACTTTGTTTCTACTTACTTGAGCGCCATTAATATAAACATCATACACAAATTTAAAGTTTGTTACTCCTACATTTGTAGAAGAAGACACAAACCACAAATCATCATGCATTGATGGGTAAGTAGCTGGAACACTATTTATTGTTATAGCCATTGTTTTCTAATTTATTACCTATTTGTTTAATTTGAATTTGAATATCACCACCTAAAGCTATTGCCATACTTTCAAAAAATCCTTTGTCAAATACTTTCTTTACAGCATTATCAAAATATGCAGTTGTTTTTAAACCGTCTCTTTTAATTGCTGCCGCTGTTGCATATGCTAAAGTCTTAAGTGAATCTGTTTTACTTACTGTTTGTTTTAATTTTTTACTTTTCCTTTGTGTTTTACTTAGCTTTTTAGTCTGTGTTTCTGAACTCGTTTTTGCTTTACCTAATCTATACCATTGCAAAATAGATGTCGCCATCTTTTTATTTGGGTATGGAGTCTTATATGCATATGGAGTGTCAGAAGCAACTTTTTTTGGTTTTTGATTTACTCCTCCAACTCCTTTTACCCCTTTATTTACATATTTATAGTAAACAGAAGCAGGATTATTTACATCATAACCAAGCATCATCTCGTAATCTGTACCAAACTTTGTGATCTTAGGCACAACAAGATCTCCGATCTTACCTGATGCAATAGATCCTGATTTGTCAAGATTTTTTTGCACCTCATCATTAAAAAGCTTTCCATAATAGATCAGCAATTGCTCAGCAATAGGAAATTCAGTAGGATCTACCAGATTAAACTGATCTCCAACTGTTTTTAAAAATTGATCCTTAAGTAACTGGGCTTGCGCTTTTGCTTCACTCATACAATTAAATAGAAAAAAAGATCCTAAATACCAGCATAAAAAAACCCCCAGCATAGAAATACCAGGGGGTGATCGCTTATCACTTGTAAACTACAAACTATCTTAATCGCTTTGCTTCTTCTTTCTCGTAAGCATTTTTAGCTTTCATATATGCCATTTTATTTAAAAACTCTATTGTTTTCATTTCAAAAACTTCCTCAACTCTAATATTTTCTTGTGCGGCAATAAGATAGCAGGTGTAGTGCCATCCATAGACTGACATAAAAGATTGACTATTTGTTGGGCTTCCTCCGTCGTCATCCCCTTCTCCATCATCTCCTTTACCATATAATCCTGAGAAACTTCGATCCAATTTCTGTAGACTTGATAAAAAAAAACAAGCGAATGGTAAACATGTATATAATTTGCTTCTTGCATATCCATGGCATACAACTCATGCTTACTTGCATCATATACATCATCAGTCCATTTGCCTAACCAATTCTTTTTCTGTGGTATTACCATTGATGCTGCAATCTTATGTAAGTTCTCTAATGTTTTCTTAGAGAAAACTTTGCTTTCAATATATCTTGCTGCTGGCATGTATTTAATTTCATAAACACATCTGTATCTTTTACCATTAACTTCTATAAAGTCTACTGGTTTGCCTTTAATTTCTTCATCTAAAAAATCTAAATCTGATCTTAATTGTTTTAATGTATTAAGATCTAAACTGTCTATTTGATATTCTGTTAATCCACTAATGATTGACAGTAACTTAACTTCTTGATCTAACTTTGTCCATTCTTTATCAGGATTTGTCAGAATTGGCATTAACTGTTGATACTGCCATAATGTTAGTTTGTCCCATGTCATTCTTGTTTCCATATTAATTAATTTTGTAAACTTATAAATTTACTTTTTACCAAATAAGTTAACTTATAGGTTTACTTTTATAAATATTTCTTTAATCCATTTGCTGATACCATGATTGCTTCTGCACGTTGAGTAAGACTTTCAATCTGTGATCTAATTTCTTCTCGATCTTCCGTGCAGTAGTAACCATTTGATGTTGCCATTAGGGGAAGAATACCTTCTGATCTTATAAAATTAACTATTTTTCTTAATCTAACCTCACTAAACTTGTTTTTTAATCCAAATTTATCCGCTTGCTTATTGATTGCTTCTACAATCTCAGGAGCTTTTACTGCAGTTTCTTTTGTTTTTGTACTAAATCCTTTAATTAGGATTGGAACTAATTTGCATTCTTCTTCTGTTAGTTCTCTTGTAATGTGTTCAAAGTTTGTAATCATAGTTTGTAGTTTTAAAAATTACCCCCACCGTTTAGACATAACAAACACCACTAAGTTAATAATTAATAATTGGTAGGGGCAATATCTTATTGTTGTAGATCTGTTACTGCTAAATTAAGCATTTTAAATTCATTTCTCAACTGTTTATTTTCTTGCTCTTTTAAAGCTAATTCTTTTTCAAGACGTTGGATCTTAGCAACTAATTCTGCTATTTCCATTTCCATTAAGGTTGTTTGTTTTAGTTCGTTGTAGTTATGTCTCATAGTTTGTAGTTTTAAAAATTACCACCCCAAGTTTACCCAAATTACTACCTTTGTTATTTTTTAATATTAAAAATTGCTTGAGGTGGTATGCTTTTCATAGTTATTTCACACTTTCTTTTAAATTATAATGCCTTTCATAAATATGCATATTACAAACATAATGATGGTATTTTCCTACAGTTTTCTTTAATTCATTTGCCACAATATGTTGTAATTCACTAAAACAGTATTGATCGTTACAGAATCCATATACAAGATCATTAGACCTCATCATTACTTGCATGCTTAAACTGTCATTCCTATCTATGTAGAAATTAATAGCGTATGTGCAGATTGTGTCCTTTTGATACGTGTCTATTTCTTTACCATCATATAGTGAGATACTTGCTCTACGCGTCTTAGGATCATTTCTAAGCATGTCTATGACTTTAGTTAATTGATCATTTCTTTGCCATTGATAACCGTAGTTAGAATTGACATTTCCTTGCTCATCCATCATAGTTGCCCAGATCTTTGCTTTCTTAGATATTTCTTCAGCATTAGGGTTGCCTGATAAATACCAATTAAATTCATATTGAGCATAGTTTCTATTCCACTTTCTCCATGGAGTCTTTATGTTGTTGTCTCCTGGCGACTGTAACTCGATCAATACATTGTGTAAAGTCTTAGTGCCATTTCTTTCTTCTCCTATAGACATGATTGTGTCATATAGATCTTCAAATGCAAATTCTGCATTATAGTATGACTTGCTGAACATAGATTTTTGATTTGTTTAGTAGGTTTAAGCCATCGATATTGCGATACTCTTCTAAGTAATATACCTCTTTTATTCCAGATTGTATAATAATTTTTGCACATTCAAAGCAGGGTGACAAAGTGACATACAATGCCGCCCCGTCTGAAGTGTTAGATGATTTAGCACATTTTGCTATCGCATTTGACTCTGCATGTAAAACATCAGGTCTGGTAGTTCCGTCTTCTAATTCACAGACATTTGGAAAACCACTTATTGTACCATTATAACCAATTGCAATTACATTGTCTCCTTGTACGATCAATGCTCCTACTTGCTTTCTTTGACAGTAAGAAGCTTGAGCGACTTCAAGAGCCAGTTTCATATAGAATTCATTTCTATTTTGCATCTTTTATAAATGTACCATTTTGCATAGATCCAGATCTGTTTTTAATTACTGTATAAGCTGAATTGATACAATCTTCGATCGTAATACTTCTTACACTTTGTATGTCGTCTTTAGATTCAATTTTAAATCCACTTAATTCTGTAAGATTAGTTAACACGACAACAATATCTCCTATAGCGTCTATAAATTCTGCTCTGTTGTCTTTTAAAATAGCATTAGCTAACTCTCCACATTCTTCTTGCAACTTAATAAATTGAGTCTTGACATCACCTTTTTCATATAATCCTCTATTTTCTGCCCATTCTCTTATTGAGGCAAATTCATTTTTTAGTTGCATATTATTTGCGTTTTAATACCCACAAAGTATTGCGAGATTGTTCTGGAAAAAATGGTGCCATGATCACGCTTAGCATATTACTATCATAGTAACCTTTAAGTGCTTCAAACATTTGTACTTGCCAATCATTTAGCAAATGCTTATAATGCGTAATAGAAGCAAAAGTTCCAAATTTCTTTTCAATAGTAAAATACTTTTCAATGTGTCCTTGTAATTCAGCGTGAGCAAATTCATGTATTGCAACTCCTCTGCCGTCTCCTGAATCATAAGTATGGTTACCTGCTGCTCCTACTTGCTCGTCATAGTTAGGAGTACTGATATAATATGTAGCATTTTCATTTCCGCAATCTCTCATGTTAGTAAGAAATAGATCTATGTTTTGCTTACCTACATGTTCAGCAACTTCAAATGAACAAACTTTGTCAGCTTGATACTGTTTGTAGTCTAATGTAGGAAATATTAAATCATCAGCATAGAATTCCGCCCATTCAACTGGAGCAAACTTTTCTTTAGCAGCTTCAATTGTTTGTTTGCGAATATCTATTCCAACAAATCTTTTGCACTTAAATTTGTTTCTGTAAAAAACTTCTAACATATTGCCTTTGCCACAACCAAAATCAACAACTGTCTCGCCGATTTTAGCTTCTTTAACAATATGAGACCATCTAAGATAATGTGCAAATTGATCACGATGAAATACATGTCTCTCAAATGTAGATACTGGATCTAAATCAGTGGTGTTATATTTTTTCATAGATAGGTTTTTTTTAAGCTTGTAAAACAGTTACTTTGCTTAATTGTTTAGAAATTAATTTGCCTTCAACTTTTACTTGACAATATTCTTTATTGTCTTTCTTACTTGTAAAGATCTTTGCAACTACTCCTGTGATTTGTGTTTTAGGTTTAGAGAAAGATTCAAACTGTACTTGTGTACCAACTGTGATTTGTTCCATTTTTGTTTATTTTTGGTTTAAAAAATCGTTCATTGAGGACATGTAAGCAACTGCATCTAATAAATTATCTTCTTTGTGATTATAAGACTCACGAGATAATTTTAAAGCAATCAATGCTTTATACATAACTGTCGCATCTACATTTAATCCTGTCATTCCATTTAAGATCTGTGCAGCACGTTGCATGCCTTCTTCAAATGGACCATATTGTCTTGATTTTTCTTCTGTACGCTCATAGACAATTTTATGAGCTTCTTTTAAAATATTGCTCATATGTTTTCAATTAATGCAGTTAATACTAATGCTGAAATAATAATAATAAAAAACCATTTAAAATCGAGACTATCTTTTTTATAGATCTCGTTCATTTTATTGTAATGTTCTAACTGTTTCTCTTGTGGTGTTTTTAAGCGATTCATTGTAGTTTGTTTGTTTATATAGCTAATTTACTAATTTCTTGCATATCTTGTACATTTTTACAAGCTTTTTTTCAAGAAATATACAAATTTATTGTAATGTATTGAAAATCAATCAGTTATATAAAGCTATACTTACCTTGAGAGACATTATCTAACAGGTTTAAACATACATATCTTGTGGCATCTATAGCATGGTTTAGGAAGTCTACAGGTACATTCTCTAACTTTCCATCTTTATTTTGCTTCCACTTGTAACTATTTAATTCTTTTTTTAGATTGTGACTGTTTTGTGTCACATTGATCTTATATCTTTTTAAAGTATTGATCGACTGTCTAATACTATCATTTCCTTTTTTAGCTGCTTCAACCATCCAACCATATGATTGTAATTCAGCAATTGATTTTGGCTCTGCAGAATCTGCAATAATAGTTCCGCCAATATTTAATTCTCTTAATCTATTGCTAATATCTACATTTAATAATCTTGTTTCATAGATCAATTCGTCTAAAACAAGTTCTCCATTTTGATTATACATTGCAATTAAAGCTGTTGGATCATTTGTAAATCCAAAGTCTAATCCATAACCAATTAATTTTGCATCTAAACTTACATTTGGTATAATGTTATAGTCTCTAAAAATAACTCCTTCTAATTTACCAGTCAATCCTCTTGCATAAACTTTCCATAGTTCAGGATCTTCTATTGCTTCGATCTTATCATGTATTTTTTCATCTAAAAACGTATTGTGTCTATGATCTGAAATTATTAAAGTGACATTCTCTCTACCAATCAAATCACTATGAGCCCAAAATTCTGTGTTTGGGTTATAATCTAAGTAAGTTTTCTTTTTTGTTCTAAAATACAATTCATCATATATTGGCTTAGGTATACCATTGATCTCATTCATAAATAAATAATCACGCTTACCTGACTTAGCGTCTTGCCAATCATCATAACTTTTAAATTCAATAATAGATCCATTGAAAAAATAAAAGACACGATCAGATTTATTGTAACTATTTATGTACGTTTGTAGTAATTCACTTGCAGCAACAATGTTTTCGGCATCTCTAAGAGCACCAACTTTTAAGTTTGGTATATCCTGACCAACCACTGTTATAACCTGATTAGGATCTTCTATTGCATGTAAGAATAAATTCTGCATGATTGCATACGTCTTACCAGAAGAAGTTCCACCTTGATTTATTACAATATCAGTTTTGGCGTCTCTGTTCGCCTGAAATACATCTGTTGTTTTAAAAATGCTATTTTGTAACATCTACGTCTGTTTCTCTATTTGCTAAAGGTATTGCACTTGAAGTCACAACAACTTCAATCTTTCCTTTTAATTCACCATTTATATTTGTGTCAACTGTTTCTTTTGGTTTTCCAAATGATCTTGTAAGTAAAGTATCTAATGAATATAAACTACCATTTTTCATTGACTTAAGCATTGCTTTTGCTACAGTCATTTCAAGAACAGTCGCTTCAGGATTAGATGCAACCTCATTTAATTCTTGCATTGTCATTGACATAAGCACTTGAATTGCATCATTAACCTCTGCCATTTTATATCCTTGATCTTTTAGATTAGATACATATTTACGAGGTCTTCCGTTTATATTTCTTTTTTCATCAAATCCTTTTTTAAAAGGTTTTAGATTTTGTTCGTTTGCCATATTATCTACCTTGTCCCCTATATGCTTTTGGCTTAGGGTTGTGTTTGTTAAAAGATTTTTTTGCTGATCCTCTTTTGCGTTTTCCAAAACTTACTTTCCTACTGTCAGAACTTATCTTTGCCATTTAAAATTTTATTATGTGTTTCTTTTAAAAAATCGTAATGTGTTTTAGTATCACCCATGACAGTATGACAGTATCTGCATAATGCCTGTAAATTATCTATTGTGTCAGAATTTTTAGATCCTCCCATTCCTCTTGCGTTTATGTGATGTATATCAACCGCTTTTTTCCCACAAACTTCACATGGTATAAAATCTTCGATCCCATACCCAAAATGATCTAAATAAATCTTAACGTGTTTTTTCATTATCTATTTGCTCAAGTTTTCTTTTAGCCCATGCAATACCTTCGTCTCCACCCCATGCTAACCACATAAGTGCTCCACAATCTGTTTTAGGATCACCTTTAGAATTTTCTCTATGTCTTTCAAAAGACGACATTCTTGCAATTGTGTCTCTTGTGATATTGTCTCCTTTAGCTAATTGATTTGCTCTTGCCCAACCAACAGGCGTTCCACAATTTGTTTTATATTGATCTCGAATATTTATTGCTCTTTGAGCATTTACTCTTGCAGATTGTGGATAGTCATTATAACTATCAGCCATTGAAACTCTGATCGCAGCCCATGCTTGTTGAGCTTTCTCTTCTGTTTCATAAACGCAAGATCCGTTTCCAATTCTATATTTTCCGTTTGAGCATTTAATTACTGGCATTTCCTACTAATTTATTATAAATAGAAAATCTCTTCTTATTTACTTCATGTAAATTGTAGTGCTTATTGCAATACTCGTAAAGATCTTCTCCATAACTAATTCGCGCTGCCTCATCATTTACTAAAAGCTTTATCCAATAGTACCAATCTTTTTGTGTATTAACTTTACAAGATGGATAAAATCCTTTATATGGATCTACATTGCTAACAATAACAGGGTTTCTTTTTGCTGCTGTTTCTAAAACTTTTAAATTCGACTTCATAGAATTAAACTTAGAATCAACCAATGGAATTAAAGAAATGTCTGAATCACAATAAGCTGCCATGTAATGACTTACCTCATTATAATTGTAGATCGTAGGATTTAATTTTAAACCATTAGTAAAAGCAGCAATCATTCCATCCCAAATAGGTTTTTCTGTTTCATTATAACCAGCAATGACAGTACGAACAGGAAAATTAATTCTTTTCATAGGACCTCTTAAAATCTCCAAATCTTTTCCATGTGTACCAGATCCAGACCAAAACAATCTTATTTTATCAGATTCTTTTTTAAAATCACCAAATTGTTCTTCTCCATAAGGTATTGCATTTGGCAAAATACAAATATTTTCATTGTATTGCAAAATTTCTTCAGCAAGTCTCTCATGAGTACATGTACATAAATCAGCAATTCTTAACCAAGAAATAATTTGATCTGTAATATTATTTAAAACATATCTTTCATATAAAATATGAGAAGGATCAAGTTTCCAATAGTCATCATTATCAACAACAAGTTTAAACCCATATTTATTTCTCCACTCAATCATTTGTTCTGGAGTGATATTTGCTAACATCCTGTTCATCACAACAATATCATAATTGCCTTCAAAAACTTCTTCATTAATTGTATCAGTCATCAAACAATAGTCTTTTTGCATATTGACTATTGGCATCATAATTCTATGATAACCGACGCCTGAATTCTTGGATGTTATCGCTAAAATTCGCATAGATTCTTTTTTCATTGTGATATATAGGTTGATATTTTTCCCAAACAGATTGTGCTCGAGCTAAACTTTCATCTTTCATTCTTCTGTATTCAGTTCCATTTCCAACATCATGACCAATATGTTCTGACTTTCCAATTATATAATAATTTGTAAATCCAGCCAAAATTGCTCTTTCTGCATAATCACGATCTTGCATTCCATATGGATCATATTCTTCATTGTAACCACCAATTGCTTCAATTAAATCCATTGATAAAAAATTATTTCCAAATGGCGTATGCGTTTTGTGAATTCCATCTACTAATGCTGGCAACTCTTCTACACAATGAATTCCAATTATTCCAGTTTTTTTGACTGTTTGCGCATAATAAGCAAAATCACTTAACCAATTATCAGGCATTAAAATATCATTTGCCATTAAAACAACTCCATCATAAGATCTATATTGTAATGCTAATTTTAAACCAATATTTACTCCAGCAGATATTCCCATTTTTTCTTTAGACGCATAAAATCCAGCAAATGGATAATTTGATCCAAATGATTCATCACTACCTGTATCAATCAAATAACAGTCAGCATCAATACCTGCATTAAAAAAATTATTTTGAATAACTTTAGTTGTTAAATCAAATCTATTTTGCATTAATAAAATAACTGCTACTCTCATTTTTTAATATTTTTTCCAAGTTTACGAGCTGGCACCCCTGCGTATTTAGTTTCAACTTCTGATTCTCCTTTAAAAAACGCACTTGCACCTATCATGCATCCTTTTCTTACAACACTAAATTGATGTAATACAGCATTTAATCCAATATTAGAAGACTCTCCAATAATTGAGTGACCACCAATTTTTGCTCCACATGAAATAGTAACTTTACTTAAAATTTTACAATCATGACCTATGTGTGCATGTTTCATTATAAAACAATCATTTTCAATCCTTGTGTCTGTTTCAGTTCCTGCATCTATTGTTACTAAACCAGTAATAATATTATTATTTCCAATTATAACTTTTCCAATTGGTTGATCCCAATATTTTTTATGTTCAGCTTTTTCACCAATAACACAATAAGGACCAATAAAATTATTGTCTCCTAAAATAACATTGTCACCAATTACTGCCGTTGGATGTATTATGTTAGCCATTTTTTTTAGTATATTTTCTTTTTGGTTTTGGTTGTTGATTTAAAACAATTTCAACAGGTTCTTTATGCCAATATGTTGGCACAGGTTGTTGCTCATACCATTTATAAAGTCTCATTATCATTTCATATTTACAATTGCCACACCAAACAGAAAGTAAAAAATTAGGATCTAAATATATCCTATAAATATGCTCATACATTTGTAAATCTGGCAAATCAAGGTTTCTTATGTAACCATTCTTTGCTGTTTCATAGTTTCCTATGTTTGCATCTAACCAATTTCTGTGTTCTTGTTTTATTTCCATAAATTCCATATTAATTTTGAAACTATAGGCGCTAAAAATCCTGCAATAAATATCGTTGATGTAATATTTTGAATTAGTTCAGGTGAGAAATAGTGTATTGGTGCAAGCCACGCAGCCAAGCAACTTCCGCAATTAAAAGGCTTGTAGTTGATTTTCCATTTAAAGGGAAGGTTATGTATATCGTTAATAAATAGTGATGCACATATAGCAGTTAAAATTGACAAAATCATTTTTTAAGTTTTTCTTTAATTTCAGATTTGGTTTTTGATATTGTTCTAATGATTGACATATAAGGTATTCCAGTTTTTCTACTTAATTCTTTTGCATTTTTTTTAAAATCAATCGCATAAAGCTTTAAAATAGTCTTATTATACCAATGTAATTCTTCTAAATTTTTTTCTAATCGATCTATAAGATCTGTTGGTTCATAATTTAATCTTTCTATTTCTTTACTATGATCATTGAATCCAAACTCAACATGATTGCGATAGTTTTTATAAAATAAACTTCTATCTGATTTTATCATGTTAAGCATTGTTCTTACAACATAAAATTTAAGTTCATTTCTTTCATACATTCCAATTAATTTTTGATCTTCCATTTCACAAAGAACTAAAAAAACTTCTGCCTTTAGATCGTACTGTAGTTCTTCAGGTTGCATTTTAGCAAAGGCTTCATTAACCTCTTTACTTTCCCAAAACTCTGCTAAAATTTTATTTTTGACCATTCTATTAATGTGGGTTGTCCATCTTTTTCTGTACAAATATAAACTATTCCTCCACAATTAAAAATATCTTGCAAACGATCAATTTGCTCCTTACTTAAGCGATCACCTATTTTCTTGACTTCTATTGCCACATATTTTCCTGTAGAATCATATCCTTGTAGATCTGCCCATCCTTTTTCTACAGTTCCTTTTCTTTTTCCCCATGGTATATTGTTAACCCTGTTAAGCCTGTAACCAATATATTCAAGACTTTTCTTTGCCCATTTAGTTAGATCATTTGCTGATATATCCATTAAAATGCTTTTATAGTTCCTTCTTTAATTTGTTTAATTCTACCATTTGCGTATTTATTTATACATTTTATGCATTTTGTAGATCTACCATCTACTCTTTTCTTGTTTATATAAAAATCAAAATAGTCCTTTAATTTCTCGCATTTTGTACATTTCTTTTTGAAATTGTTCCGGCATAGAGAATCCACTCTCTCTTTCTTGAGCTTCCACATAAGATTTATAATAAGTTTCAAAGTCAGAAGTGTATATCCACTTTCTGATACCATGGTGACTATATGTTACTTGATAAATTTTCAAAATATTTTACTAATGTTAGTTTTTTACATTGCGTTTCAAGAAAATCTTCATCTTTCATTTTTTTAGAAAATTCTTTCATGTCTAAATGGCTCATTTTATTAAATCTTTGCAGATTATCTTCTCTAACCATTTTAACTGTTTGATCAATTTCTTCTTTAGTAAGATTTAACTTTCCTTGTTTATGCAATATAGCAAAAACCTTGTCAGCATTAAAAACTCTATTAAAGTCTTCTTTCTTGCCTTGCATCCATTCATTTCTGGTAAATTCTACTATGTCATTTTCTGACAGTTGTGGCACAGGCATAGTTTCTATTGATTTATAACTTTGGATCTTTCTAATGTCATTAGCTTTAGTCCTATATGCGTTCATGACTTGACCTATAAACTTAGGACTAAATTTTTCATAATGTTCAACACTACAATCCAATTTATTTTGAACTGCAAGCTTAAAAGCAAGTCGAAATTCATCAATTGTGAATTGTGAATAGCTTGATCTAATAAATTCTTCTATGATCATAAATTCCTCCGCCATTGGAGGATTTGACAGTCCAATTAATGTAAAAATGTAAGCAAGAGCTTGTTTTAAGGTTTGTGTAGATATTGATGCAATCTTTTCTCCAGCAAAAGCATCTACAATATCATGATCTTGTTTAGCTATTAACCCAGTTTTTAAGGCTTGCAATTCTTTGCTCTGACTTGTTGCCAGAACTTGTTGTAGATTTATTTCCATATCTTAGTTTGTTTTTAATCCAAGTATTAACTCTTCTTTTTACATCGAAGAACTTTTCCATTTCGTAACGCAATTTACCACTTTTTGACGGTTCTGTCCAATATTCTAAAAATTCATCATAAGAATCTTCTAAAATTCCTCGATACTCTTCTATATTATTTATAAATATATCTTTATTAGTTATAGTTATAGTTTCAGTTTCCATATGCATAGGCATATGCTGAGGATATGCTAAGGATATGCTATCACTTTTAACTGTTTTTGCATTAGATCTACGACTTTCTGTAAATTTCTTGCGTCTTTCAGACTCTTCAAACATTTTCTTGTTTATAAACAGACCATCTACTTGATCAAATTTTTCCCAAATGTCAACATCATATGCTTTGCATATGCTGAGCATATCCTTTTCAGTTAACTTGCCTTTTTGATGCTGAAGGCATAACAGTCTAATGTATTTTCCTACTTGCTCATCTGTCATGGTAAATGTACCAGACAAAAAATCTGATGTATAAAATAACACGGCTGGATCTTTAGACATAAATAAAAAATGGGCTTCAGAATCCCAGGTAATGCGACTACCTGTTCATCCTCGGCCCAATATTGTAAATCTTGCAATGTCGCATATTGCTTTTTGAATGATTATTGACCTACAAATATACTATAATTTTCAATCTCTTTCTCAATTTCTTCAATTTTTTCTTTAAACCATTCATCAGTATCTATATAATCAGAGGCTGTTTTTACATTGTAAATAACAGTAGTATGATCTACTACTCCAATTAATGGGGCAATTTCTTGCAAAGAAAGTCTTGTATATTTTTTAAGAATGTAAGCTGACATTTTTCTTGCAATAGTATGTTTTTTAGATCTATTCTTTTCAAGAATATCTAAATCAAACATATCACCAACAAGTTCTACAAGCTTACGAGCACTTATTGTAGTATTTATAGATCCAACTGCAAATTGATCGTGAATTAAATTTGCATTGACTAATGTCTTATGCAAAGTTTTTAAATTTCTCACTTGATCTTTGTAATACTGTACTAAGTTATTTTCTAATTGCATAATTAAAATGGTAAATCGTCTTCTGTTTCTGTAATTGGTGTTGGTTGTGGTGTTGTTTGCTTTGCATTAGGATCTACCCAGTTGTCTTCGTAGATCTTATAGTCTGGTTGTGCAGATTTATCTTTGTATTGATTAACCCACATATTATAACGTTGACCTTTAATAGTAAATTTAATTACCTCTTTTCCTTCTTTAGTCATGTTTTTCCATGCACCAATTGATTCTTTTTTTGCTTCTGACATTTTATTATTGATTTGTGGATTCTTCTGAATCCGGTTTAAAAAATACTGCTTTAAATTCACATTCTTTTTCCCATTTTTTTAAGAATGTTTTTAGTTCATGATAAGCTTCAGATGAATACCAAGCATAGTGGTAAACTTCAGCTAACAACATTTGTCTTTCCATTGGAAGCAATTTTTGCATTCCATTTTCTAAGTCTTGATAGGTTTCTTGTTTCATATTAAAGGTTTATTTTGGCTTTCTCCCATGATAAAATAGATCTAATTGCGTCTATCTGATGTACAGATGCAGAATTAATACGATCAAATGCATTTTTTAAACGTGTCCATTCTCTTGCTTTACTCTTGATCCACATGTTTACTGTAGATGTAGCAAGTTTGCCATCCATGATCTCAGCTATTTTTTCACCAATTTCAAGATCAATTACACAGTCAATTTTATACTCTGCTGCTGTTCTGTATTCACCAGATTGAGTCATAGCAATATTTAATGTGTCTAATCTTTTAATTAATGAATCATGATAATCATGAGAATCATTTTTTGGCAATGGTTTTTGTAAAAAATCAATCATTTTTTCTGCCTTGTCTGTTAACTCTTCTAAAGTGTATTCTCTCATTTTAATCTTTTTTTAATATCAGATTGATTGTAATTTAAACCCATAGCAATACGATCTTTATCTTCTATTTGATTTGCAATTAAAACTTTAAATGCTTTATTATATTGATCCCATGTAGTATATGAATCAATTAAATTTGCCATTTTAGATTTTTTTTCTTCATCATACAATGTGTTTTCTAACATTGTGATTAGTTGCAATCTTTTTTCATCACCAATTTCATCTTTGTGATCATTAGTTGAATCTGCGTCTTTAGTGTCATCAATTGCAAACAATCCATTCAATGCATATTTACGAGCATAAGAACTGGCAGATCCTGTAATTTGTGCAGCATCCATACCTTTTTTAACTTCTTCTTCTCTTGCATAACCATTTGTGGTAAAATAATCACCATCGCTTTTGTGTAAAGTTGCAGTCGCTTTTACGTAGATCCTATCGCCAATCAAAACAACTTCATCACTTATAGTAAGTGCACAGTCATGTTTATGACAAATAGGTTTTGCCGCTTCAATTATATCTTCGGCAGATCTGAATCTGTAATTACCAAATTTGTTCATTTGGTTTTTAGGAACTTTAAGTTCCTTTTGAATTTGAATTAAACTCATAGATTTGTTTTTTGGTTTATTTGATTTTGTTCTAATTGCTCTTCTGATTGTTTGTCCTGTTCAACTTCTTCTTCGTCTTCTTCTTCCCAGTCACAATGATCTAAACAGTCTGGACAAATATCTATTTCAGAATAATTGGTATGTGCTCCACAGCATGTTGAAAATGGCATAGTTATTCAATTTCGGCTTGTCTACAATATTCTAATTCTGATTGATGTTGATACCATTGATTAAATGTAAAACTGTCGTCTTCATAATCATAACCAGCAAATGGAGCAGCTTTTTTATTTACTACCTGAAGATATTCTTCAAAATTATATTCTTTTCCTAAAAAAGTAATATTTCCTTTATACTGTAATTGCCAATAAATAAAAGTATCTAATGGATCAATAACTTCTTTGCCATATTTATCGCAAAGTTGTTCGTAGGTGTAAAGTTCTTTTCTCATGTTATTAGTTTTGATTAATTAAACAATCCCAAGGTGTAACCCAAAATTGATCATAAGTATTTCTATAATAATTTTCTAAATCCAAAATATGCATGTATTTAACATCATTGATGTAATACTTTTCTTCTAATTCTGTAATTAATGCAGCAATCATTCTTGGATAAACAGTAATGTCATCCGTAATTTTTAACCTTAATTCAGGTTTAAGTCTTTGTAGTAGATTTTCCATATTTATTAGTTTGTTTTAGCTAATATACATAAATAGTTCATATTTGAACACTTTTTAGACATTATTTTAGAAAAAAAGCATAACTTATTGAAAATCAATCTCTTTTGCAAAATAAAGCATATTAGATCCACCGTATTGATACTCAGGATTGTATAATTTAAACCCTCTTCTAATTAAATTATTAGCAGATGGATAGTTATCTAAAGTCGTATATGTTATGACTGTATGACAGTAATGGCGTTTTGCTGCTCTTATTCTAACATCAATCAATCGTTTTTGTAAACCTTTGCCTCTATGTTTGCGATCAACCCAAGCTCTTACAAATATGCAAATGCCTTCAGAAAATAAACAACCGCAATATGCAATAATATTTTTATGACTATCTAAAATAACCCACCATTCTCTGTTATGTAAAAATTCATTTCCGCATCCTTTAAAATTAGGATTTGTCTTATCTAAAACTTGCAACTCTTCATAGACTGTATGATTGAAAACTTTTCCAAATGAATAAATTCTTACAAGTTTCATCACAGTCTTTTTTTAATTTCTTGCTTTTGCTTAATTAATTTTTTTAAATACATTGAAAGATCAAGTGCTTCTTCATACGCATGTTGAAGCCAATCTTCTTCAGTTAAATCTTGCCTATCCATTGTTGTACCGTATTCTTTAATACCTTTATCTTCTCTTGCCAATAGATCATCAATAATACTATATAGAATTTTGCTCATTATTTAATAGTTTGAGTGTGAAATTTACCACATGTTTTGCATTGGTATCTTTGCTTTAATAAACCAGAAACCATAGGCATCATCCCTTGTTTTCTAAGATCATCACTTCCGCATTCTGGACATGATTTTCTTTCTTCTCCAGCAAATACTCCATAGTGAGTCTTAGGTTCAATGTGTGGATTTAATATTTTAAAAACATCTTCAAGAAGGGTTACGTCTTTTTTACAGTACTTAACCATTTTTTCCATTGCTGATTTATCTTTTCTAAGCAAAATATCTTTCCACAATCCAAACTCTGTTTTGATCTTATTTCCAAGACCTAAATATTCTGCTATGTAATCCAGTTTATTTGAATTAAATCTAAACTTAGATCTGGCAACTTTAAGCGTGTCTATAGTTAGATATTTTGGAAACATATCTATTCTATGAAATACGCATCTTGTTCTAATCCAAGCAAGATCAAACTTATCTCCATTATGTCCTACTAATTCAACTGCTTGATTTGCTACTTTAATAAAGTCTTGTAGCATTTTTTTATCATTCTGTCTTGAGTCCCATGTTAATGCATGTACTTCTTTTTCGTCTTCCCATTTATAACATATACAAATGATTGCTCTTTCTTGAATTATGTTAGAGTAATCAATATTTTTTTTATATCCAGCTTGCCAAAACAAACCAATGTTAGGGGAAGTTTCAATATCAAAAAATAATCTTCTCCTTGTTGATCCTGTATTGTTTTGCATTAATATGGTTTGTATTGAGTCTTACCGTTTTGTTTGTATGCTTTTAAAACTTGCTTTCTTTGTTTTCCAGTTGATTCATAAGAAACGTGAACCCAATCAGGATTTTCATTTGTTCCAAATTCCCAAATCAATTGATCAAATTCTAAATTGTCTTTAATATAATTAAAAACCATTTTATTTGTTACTCCGTGCGGGGTTCCGTCCATATCAATATCAATGGCTTCGCCTTGACAATGTTGGCTTGTTAAACTTCCCTTAACAGCACGATTAAGTTCAATGGATCTGTACCCACTTGAAATGTGAATAGGGCAACGAAAATTATTTCGTATTGGCTCGAATACCTTTTCTGCTAATAGTTTAAAATTAGCAATGTGTTGCTCTGTTGGCATATTACTAATGCCGTTTCGCTTTGCGCTTTCACTTCTTATAACTTCTGATAGATCTAAATGTTCGCTTAATTTCATAAAATATAATTAAATAAATAAAATAATAATCCTATATATAAAATGCCAACAAAAGTTAGCACTCTTTTTTCATAATTAGTCATTCTTCTTAAATATTTTTTCTGCCGTTGTTAATCCTAAACAACCAAATGCTAAACTTGCAACTGCGTAAACTAATGCCTCGCTTGGTGCTTTTGATAACTCGCTAAAGCTATTATGATACATAGTAACGCATAATGCAACTACGCACATAAGACCGCAAAGCCTTTTCATGCTTAAACGATCATTGTCTTCCGTAAAAAATTGTTTCATATTATAATTGACTAAATTGTAAAATAATTATTCCGACTAAAATAAGTTTACTTACTGAATGTAACTTTTCAATTTTTCTTTGATTTTCATTATACGCTTCATAAATTCTTTTATTTTCTTTATATTTCCACTTCCAATCATAGAATGAATCTTTAACCAAAGATATTGTATTGAATAAGCTGTCATATTGAATCTGTTTTATTTTTAAACTATCTTTTGTAAACTTTAGATCTTGATTAAACTTGTTAAAAGTTTTATTAATTTGATCACCTTGTTTTAAAGTCATTATTACAACCGTGTCTTCACCAATCTTTTTAGTTATTGGATATTGGCAATAGCATAAATTTGCTACCGGTATCAATAGTAACAGAATCCAACTTACTTTTGACTTCATTTAATTCAATTTTTAAATCTTTAATTTCACTTTTCATTGCCACTATAGTTGAAACTGCTTTTGTTACTAACTCAGCTTCTTTTTTACTTGCAGCTTGTTGAACTTCAACAGATCTATTATTTGTTTCTGCAACTCTTGACATAAGTTGATTAAACTCACGCTCTTGTTCAACTTCTTCACTTGTTTTTTGCGCTGAAACAGTGCATCCAAATAAAAAAAGTATAAATAAATATTTCATTATTTAATTTTTTGAATCTTACCTAATTGTTCTAAAGTTGAAAGTTTAGTTGTAGCTGAAGCTAAAGAAGAATCACAACGACGTAAAGCATCACTTACCAAATCAACGCGTGTTTCTAATTTTTCTATCTTGCGTCCTTGACCTTCGATCTGATTATTAAAAGTGCCACGAATATCAATATATAAAACTGAAATTCCAACAATCACTAAAAACATAGTTCCAACCACTGGGTTTTTACTAAAGTCTTTAAAGCTTATTGGAAGAGGATTTGCTGAAACGTCTATTTTTTTACTTGCTGCCATTCTATTTGTTTATAATTTTAAATAGAAACCAATGCCATATTTTACAGACTGACCTGTTTTTAAATTTAAGCCAATAAGAGCCTTATTTTTAATCTTATATATTGCGCCAATACCTACATTGTCAATTGAATTATCCTGTCTAAGATCTCCCGTAATGCCTAAATAAAGTGCATTCTTAGCCTTTGGCGTGATAGTACGCGTTTCAATTATAGTTTTTTCACTTAATTTAGCACTGAATCCGCGTCCTAATATCTTGTTTTGGCTTATTGTGTCCTGTATAAATACAACATTATTTGTATCAATTGCAATCGTATCTGAATACGCATAAACACGGCTATAATCGGATAAAATTTTAATTGTATCGTGAACAGGGATTAATACAGAATCGGTCAAAATGGTATAAGAATGAATATCATTTCCTTTTTTGTACTTAGTAAAAGTTTTCTGTTGGTAAACTGTGTCGCGCACAATAGTCACAGAACCTTTATTGTATGTAGGTTCTGAAAATAAGAATAAAACAACCACAACCAATAAGACTGCAATTACTAAATTCTTAATCATTTTTGACTTTTTTAGTTGCGTTGTAATAATAGCGAATTGCCATTATACCTGAAACAATAGCGACCAAACCTGCCAACAATGTGACTATTGGTTGAATTGTTGTAATACTTACAATTGCACCTACTGTGCTAATTAATAAATTTAAATCTGCTTGGTCGCTATGTTGTGCCATTTTAGTCTTCTTTTTTAGATTCTTCTTTTGGGTTCTGTTCGTCTTGAATTTGCTTAAACCATTGTAATAATGGAACACCGTATTTAGTTGGCAATTCCTGACAAAATTGGTTTAATTCACTTAATTGTTGTTCGTTTAATGTAATCATAGTTTTATTTTTTATTTACAAATATACTTAAATATTTAATTAATTTGTAGGGTTTTGAAAAGGTAACGGCAAAACCACAATTGGCGGATTTACTTGATTTTCTATTTGGGCGTCTAAATTGGCGTCTAAAGCCTCAACGTCTAAACTTGAATCAAGCCATTCGCATACAATTTCATAAGTCAAATCTTTGTAAGGTATAAAGTTAGTTACATTATCTTTTGAAAATGATTGTGAACCATATACCGAAGCAAAGTATTGTTTATTATTTATTGTTTCTTTTTCGTTACGATTCCAATGAACATTTATTACAAAATCTTTTAAATCGCCGTCGGTTGGTAAACTATCCATTTGGTTAATTATCCAAAATTTACTCATAATGTTTATTTTATTTATTTTTTAATTCGTCTATTTCTGCTTTAAGTTCTTGAATAGCTTTTACTAATATTGCGAATTCCATTCCAACTTTAATTCCTAAACTATCTTCTAAACCACTAATAACATTTCCTTCTTCATCAAATTCTCTTGTATCTGATTGGTAAACAAAAGAAGGAAAAACTTCTCTTAATTCTTGCGCAATAAAACCAATATGTTTTTGTTCATTGTTAATGAAATTAAAGTTTACAACATTTAATTTTAATAAATCATTTAATTTAGAAGTTGCTTGTTTAATATTTTCTTTTAATCTAATATCTGAAGCAAGTGTACCATAAGAACCATTGGTATTGGCTAAATTACCTGTGTATGAAATTTGTACAGCTAAATTAGTATTTTGATAACCCCTAAAAATTGCGCCCGGATTACTTGCCGCACCCCATTGAACATTTGCAGTTAATGCAGTATATGAAGCCTGATTATTTGAACTTGCGCCACCATCTACACCAAAGAAACCTGCGGTTCTTATTGAACTAATTGAAGTTGAATTTGAATCACTACCATAACCTTGATATGAGCCAATTTTATTAACCGCTACATAACCTGTTCCTGCCGAAGTAGAACCTGCTAATATTTCACCCCCCGATGTGATTCTCATTCGTTCGGAACCGCCCGGATTAAATAAAATTGGTATTGTAGATGTTGTTTCAATAGTAAATGCACTTGCAGCAGCATATATGTAAGTAAATAAAGTTGTTGTATTACCAAGTACCAAACTTGAACCGGTTGTTCCTCTAATATCAAGACCTGTATAACCTCCTCCTGCTGATGAAGGAGTAGGCGTTCCGATTCCAACGTTACCACTTGTAGTAATACGCATGTGTTCTACATTTCCACCACCTAATGCCAAATATGAATTACCAGTAACCAACATAGCATTATCAGTTCCTATTCTTCTAAATAAACCAATATAGGTATCATCACTTTTCCTTAAAACAAGATATGGTGTACCACTTGCTGCTGCATTTTGTTCTTTTACGTTTATGATTTGACTATGGTTATCTGAATTTGACGCTATTGTTAAAAATTCGTCTGTTACAAAAGTTGTTGTACCAAGTCCTATTCTTGTAACACCTCCATTAGTAGCTAAATTTGTGTTACCACTAAATGAAGCACTTGTACCACTTAAAGCACCATGCATTTGTTGTGTTCCATCTGAATTATATTGATGTATTATTGCAGGTGTTGTAGATGTGCTTCTATAAATTTCCCATCTTCCATAAGTTGAAGAATCTGAACCTGTAAAATATGTTCTTGTTATTGCACTTGTTTCAGGTTGTGTTAACCATTTTCCAATTCCTAAACTTCCTGTACCACTTCCAGAATTAAAAATTGCAGTCAAAGAATTAAAACTTGCACTTGTACCACTTAATGCACCTAAAAGTTGAACATTTACTGTTGAAGTTGGAACTTGTAATATAGCATTACCACTTCCATTATAAATCTTAAAATCATAAGAACTACCCGCCTTCCCATATATAAATAATCCTTCTGTACTATTAAATCCAATTGAACCTGAAACTGAAACATTTTGTG